AATGGCTTGCTCTGTCGTAACAGGTGATTCGGAGTTTGGTTTGGTTAAATTGCCTTCTTCCTCTTTTTCCTTTTCAGGAGCCAAAGGTTGAGTTGAAATTGGAAATGTAGTCCCGGGCGCTGGCTCATTGTTATTTTGAGCAACGACTTGTGGTTCTGGTTCAATTGGCTTTGGTTCGACCGGAGCTTCTGCTGCTGGCGCTTCTGGTGGAGCTTCAGTTGAAATTGGTGGTTGTATAGGTGCTTCAATAATAGGCGGAGCAACCGGAGGTTTTTCAGCTTCTAATACAGGTGGTGCAGCTGGTGTTTCTGCTGAGACAGCAGCTTGCTGCATAGCTTCGAGCGGAGGTGTTCCAGTTTGGACAAGTTCAGTTGCTGCTTCAGAAGGCGCTTTTACACGCATAGTGTCTTGCAGATTTTGTATAGAACTTTTAGTTTCTGGTGTTTTAGGAGCAAGCGCTCCTTGGATAGCTGTGTTCAGTGTTTCTTGAAGATCAGCAATGTGTTCTGGGGATGCGTTGCTTACAATTTCTTCAGCAGCTTTTAAATCATTTGCTGGGATATTAGCCGCATTTGGATTGCTTGGATCGTTATAAGCATCCAACAGTTTTTTAGCATTATCAATCTTTGTCAGCTCATCGATAGCTGATTGAACCTTTGGAGGAATATTAACAGGAGGAGCCTCAGGGACCGGAGGAGGAGATGAAGCCCCCGGCCCCTGTGCCTCAACAGGTGAAACCGGGGAGGGCGGTTGCACTGGAGCTGTAGAAACTTTAGCATTAGGAGTAACAGGAGCGGCAGGGCCACCCGGACCCGGTAGCAATGGTTGTGGTCCAGTTAACTGTGCTGGTCCGGGAGGAGTTCCGGGAGCATTCCCCGGCTTACCTGTTTGGCTTGAACGCATAGACGCAAGCAATGCAACTGGAATACCCATTGCAGCACTTTGAGCAACCAGATCAGCCCACTCAGCCGCCGTCATTGGCGGTGCATCTTGCATCAATGCTTTGCCATCAGGTCCAACAGCAACTTGATTAGTCTTCGGATCAATGACTGGAATCTTTTCCAAGTAACGCTGAGTTGCACCTTGGGCTACACCGATACCAGTGCCAACTGCTAGGTCGCGGATAACTTGTCCAGCCGTTGTGCCACCGGGGATTGCACCCATTGCAGCATTAAATGCCCCTGAAACAGCCCCACTTTTGGTAGCTGCATCAATAATTTCATCTTTATTAGCGTTGTAAACTTTCTTAAATTGATCTGGTTTGTTTACATCACCACCACGCTTTACCGTTTCATCGATGATTGATTGGGCATACGTTGAACCAGCGCCATACAACGCAGAAACAGCAGGACCACCAGCAACAGCTGCAACAACTTGTGGGGCGCTACTAACAACTCCAGCTGTTAATGATTCAGCCGCACCAAGTGGATCAGCCTCAATAGCTCCAATCGTTCCGTTTAACCATCCTTTAAACGTACCCGATTTAACTGCTGTTTTATAATTTTTGCTAAATTCAGTTTTGGGTAGCGCCTCAATTTCGGATTGAGTTTTCCCTACTGCTGCTAACTCAGGGCCAAGATTCTCTGGCGCTCTAAATACTTTGTAGCCTTGCAATGTGCGTTTTAAATTATCAATCTTGTCATCATTAACGCCATTTTGGTTGCTGGCTTGAAGTTCATCAATACGCTTTTGAATTGCGTCCATTTGGCTGTTAGTCTGCAAACCTTTTGCAGCAGCTATTTTTTGGAAGCCTTCTTGGGCTTGCAATCCACCGGGGATGTCAGAAACCTGAAGATTTTCGAGAGCTTTAAAACCCGGAATTTGTTCAGCTACACCAAGAACTTTGTCTGCCCCAGCTTCAAGCGTAGGCATACCAGTTCCGGTAAAGATATTTGAACGATCACCCGCATCAGCTGTCTGGCTTGGCTGTTGACCAAGATCAGATGGGCGTGGAGTTGGCGTTGGAAATGGAGTTATAGGATCATTTGCCCACCAGTTATCCCCCTGAACTGGATCGCTCTCCCACCATTTAGCCATTTAATTACCTATTATGCTGGAGGTTTCCCGGATAAATCGGGCTTAACTCTTACTTGCCCATCAGGTCCAATATAAGCAGTACCCGGTGGTAAAGCATTATACTTGGCTTTGTCGCTTGCGCCAAGTGTTGGTAATACACCATTTCCAACCCCAGTACCACCACCACCACCGCCGCCTTGAGGATTACCTTGAGCTTTTCCCTTGGGGGTCAATGCAAGATATTGGCTAGTTAAGTGCGCTTGATAAGCCTCAATTTCTGCATCATCCACAAATGGCATACCAGTCGATGGATTAATTGTTTGACCGGGGACAGCGTTGTCTATTGCTTTCATTTGACCAGCAAGAAGGTTTCTTTGAATATTGGTACTATCACCTCCTAATGATCCATCAGCCTTTGCGCTATACATATCAGCACGGGCAGCATAAAGCGGAGCTTGCATATTTAACTCAGCATTACCTTTTTGAAGAGCTGCAATCTTTTCTAAAGCAGTCATCTGGGCTTGCTTCATTGCAGCAAGTGGAGAGGCTACTTGTCCAGCTGCATTACTAATGCTTTCCCCAAACCCACCCGTTTTAGTTGGAGCAAGGAAACCTTGAGCCGCAGATAAATACAAAGGGTTAATGTTAGCAAAAACACCCTGAGGAGCATTTGATTTTGCTTGTCCTTGTAAAGCGCTAACTGCTTCTGCATTAGATGCGTTATAATTTTTCAACCAATCGGGCGTGTCATCAGCCATGATTATTTCCTCTTACGACCGCGTGTTGATCTGCGATTAGGGTTACGCTTTGCTTTTTCTGCATCTACCTCACCGCCTTCAGCAAACATATTAAATGCCTTACCAAGCGAAGCAGCACCAGCGATTTGCGACAATGGTGATGCTTGATAGGTATTTGCAGGACCAGTAGAGGACGTAGAAGTATCCGTCCCATATGGCAAGCCACGAATCAATGAGTTCATCATTGAAAGCTGCTGAGCTGGATACTGGCGCTGGTTCAAGAAGTCTTGATAAGCAAGGTCGTAGTTCTTTTGATCTTGGGTCTGTTGCGTCTGTCCGGTTGCTTCGAGCGCCGACAGATCGCGTAGCCCCATCGTTTGACCAAGCTGTGCCGTATTGCCCATTTGGTTTGCTGCTGCAATCTGCGTTTGAGCGCCCTGCGTTGCAAGGTTTCCGGCAGTTTGACCAAGACCGGCTTGACGAGCAAGATCGGTTTGAGCAGCAGTCATTGCCTGACCATAACCAGTATTGAGCGCGTTTGCCTGTGCGGCCAGTGCGCTTTCCTGCGTATCGCGGAGCGCATTACCCACTGCCGTCTGCATTGGAGCCGAGCCGAACTGACCAGCACGAATGAAGTTTGAGTTGATCGCGGGCATCAAGTTTTCTTGAAGATTACGACCAGCCAGCTGACCAATACGGTTTACGACCGCATCATTGTAGGGGTTCATATACGAACCAACAACCTGTGGAGCCGATTGAGCTGCCGTATTCAAATAAGATTGAGCCGTCCCAAGTGGGTTAACATTACCAGCTTCGGTCGTGAGATTAAGCGCATTATTAATGTTAGGCTGATACTGCCCTTGCATGGCTTGAGTTCCAGCAAATGCCTGTTGCTGCGGCTGGGTAAAATCTGCAAGGCGCTGACCGCCATATGCTTGATATGGCTGGGCTGCTACGGCATTGGCTTTGCTCAAAAGACCCTGTGTGTAGTCCGACATAAACTGCGGAATACCCGTAGTTGAAGTGCCATAGGTCGTCGTCGATGGAGGCGGCGCACCTTGGAATAGAAAATCTAGAACGCCCATTATTTTGTTCCCCTTATATACGACAACGGAGCTTTAGCATTTGGAGCAAATTTGCCCTGCGACAATGCCCCGCCTTTGTGTTTACGAATAGCTTCTCTCATCTGGTCGAGCTTTTTAGCGCCAGCATCTGACGAACCGTCTCCAAGCATCGAAACAGTCTGTGCGTCCATAACATACTCACCGTCAGATAGCTTGGCTGGTATGCTATCTGACGTTCCTGTGCCACCACCCTTAACGTAAGTTCCTTGCGCTGCGGTAACAGTTGGAAGTTGGTTGTCCTTAAAAAACTGCTGTTCTGGACCATAACCATAGCGTTTTGTAACTTCTGGATTAGTCTGAGGACGATCAAACGTAACGTCCGATAATTTCTTTTTGTTTTGCTCACCAGCTTGACCAGCCATTTGAGCGTTAGATTGATTGCCACCACCGCCGCCGCCACTAGCGCCACCAATAGCAGCTGCTGCCAATAGGAGAGGAGCAGCTTTCATCAATGATGATGTTGCACTACTAGCACCAGCTGGTGAACTGCTTCCGCCGACAACGCCGCCAAAGCCGGAAAGGTTTGGACTAACTGCTGGAGTTGCTGCCGCTGCCTTTGCCGCTTCTGGATACATATTAAGCGCAGATAACGCTCCATTTGTTCCAGTTAATCCTAAAGCGCCAAGAACAGTTGGAGAAAGACCGCCGACAATTGCGCCAGTCCCCACATTGTTCCCTGTTAAAGCATTGATACCAGCGCCTGATAATGCGCCACCTAAAGCAGTAGTAATGCCAGATGGAAGGGCATTGCCTGTGATACTACCAATGGTATCACCAATTGCACCACCAATGCCCGGGGCAATAACATTCATTGCTGCCGGAAGAAGGTAATCCCAAAATGAAAACTCAGGCAATCCAGTTTTTGGATTAGTGCCGCCACCGAAATTCTTCTGAAGCCACTTAAATTCAATAGGATTAACGTGAACAAGCATGGTGTCGCCACCACGACCAGCGCCTTTTACGTCTTCTGCCTTTGAGGCTAAACCACCTTGGGCATACGGACGAGGAGGGGTAAAGTTAAGAGAAACTGGACGGAGATTTTGTGCCATCATGGTATCACCTGTAAGAATCTCTCGGCCCAATCACGCCAATCTGTGTATTGATATGGAATTGGTGCAACGCTCTGCCACTTTTGATTGATAAGAATAACACCAGTTGCCCAATTTTGCCAGTTGTCAGGACTATCTAATTTCCCGACATCACCATAGGTATTGAGAACGGGTGTCATCTTGTCTGCCCATTCCATTACTTCCATGTTTCTTGGGTCAATACCAATCACGACTGCACGGCTCCCAGCAATGTACCGTCCGCTGGTTCAACGTGAGCCAAGCAAAGACCCATCTGATAATCACCATCAATCACATTGCTGCGAAACTTAAACCGCATTTCACGACGAATGGTTTTGAAAAACACTACCTGTTCAGGAGGAGATGTGATGCTTGGAACATCTGGGAACATCATTTCTTCAGATGTAATTTCAGCTGCACGGGCATTAGAGCGACCCGAAACCGATACCGTCATTGGCCCAGACTGCACAAAATCGGGTTCGATAAGGGTAATGCGAAGGCTTTTATTTTGCGATTGTTCAGCTGCGGCAACCGAAATGTCACTTGTTTCAAAGTAGCTATCAATCGGATTGATAAACGAACCGTTTAACTCATTGACACCATATTCATGCTGCCAGAGGCTATATCCGGTTAATGTTGCAACATTAATGGTAAATCCGGTTCCTGTTCCGCCAATTAAAGCTGAAGATACGGTCAAAACATCGCCAACCGAATATCCAGTTCCTCCTGAAACAAGCGTTACGCTGGTAACGGTATTGCCGGAAACGGTAACATTGACTGTAGCTCCCGACCCATTAATGCTCGATGAATTAATTGTAGCTACATTATAGTATGTGCCATTGGTGTAAGTTGAACCACCGACAAGTGTACCAAGCGAAGATACGGCATTGTCGGTAGTTGTGCCTATCATCACCGGATACTGAAATACCCTAGCAAATTGACCATTACTCCGGCCACCATTAGGTAGAACAGTGTCGTACCAAGTTTGTTCACGAACATTGTAAATGACAGCACGATCACACTCCGTTGAGCTTCCAGATGGGTAGCACCACCAAATTTCACCAAACCGGGGAACCTTTGTTGCAAATACTTTTTGGCGTTGGGAATAATTCAAGTTGTCAAAGAAGAAGTTAAGATTGAGGTTATTGGGTACTTCTCTGACTACGCCGTTATATGACAAAAACCGATCCAAACCGCACCAATAATAAATGCCATCATACTCAATGACAGACTGGGACGATAAGATCGACGACATATCCGAAATAGTATTGAAGGAAAATGTTGGGTTGGAGCCAGCTCCCGTGCTGCCGATAAACGACATAAGAATTACACTGTCTAAACTGAATAGTAGAGCAGATGGTGAGTTGGTGGAACCGCCACGGGTAACAATACCGGCAACAATTTTCTGAGCCGTTACATAGGCTGCACCGCCGCCCGATGCCGTTGTCCAATCAGTAGGATCGCCGGGAGCAGACCAAGCAACATAACCATTGTTGCCATAAGCTACCAAGTACGGAGAAAGTGCCATAATGCCACCAGATACCGATGGGGATGTCCCACCTAGCGGCGACAAGGCTGTATTGACGGATATGTCTCCACCATAAATTTGGAAGTTAGATGAGCTGGCAATGTCATTAAGGTTCGTAGCAGCATGGGCAATTAAAGCTGTGCCAGCCGTTGCCGTATCAAAGATAGCATCAAGCGACCACATATTGTTGGCATTTACAACAAGGGCCGATGGTGTCCGGTCGTATACCGCTGATCCAATGCCACTTGAATCGACAGTCATAGATTCAAGAAGCCCAGAACTACCAGATGTAGTATATAACAAATTATTCAATGGATATGTATACATACCCCGAGATAAACCGCTGAAACCGCTAGTGATATGGCGGTATCCGCCCATCTTGCGAGGCAACCCGCGCTGAAACCGAACCCACTGCCCATCCACATAAAAGTCACCTTCAAACACGGTTCCATCGCGTTTGATACCGGGTTTAGATTGAATGTGAAGTGGGCGACTAGCCATTAGCCAAGGCTCACTGCATAAGCCAAAGCAATGCTATCAGTTTGGGACGTTGAATAAACCTCCAACGTAGCTCGTGCAGCAGCAGCTGTAATTGTTGCTACCGTGACACTAAACCCAGAACCAGTGCCACCAAGGTATGTATTGTTGACAGAAAGAATGTCACCAACGCCATACCCAATGCCGGGGTTATTAAGAGCAATGAGTGTAACAGACCCACCAAATACAATCATATCTGCGGTCGCACCGGCTCCAGAACCGCCAGTGAGTGGGATATTAAAATAATTGCTGCTTACATAACCGCTACCACCAACCAAAGTGCTAAAGGTTGCAATAGATGCTGGAGTTGTAAAAAGAGCCTGACCAATTACTGTGCCGCCAAGATTGGTCAAGGCTTGAGTTGAAGTTGTAGACTGGAATACGGAAATACCTGTTGATCCGCCGCCCAAATTAATTAAGGCTGCACCAGCAGTAGTTGCTCCAGTTCCACCATTAGCAACGGAAATTGGAGTTGAAATACCAGCAGTTGCTGCGTTTACAACATTGGTTCCATCGCAATAAAGAATAGCGCGTGAGTTTTGTGGAACAGCATATCCCGAACCAGATGCTGTTTTCACCGTTAATGAATATGATCCAGTTGTCGAGTTATCTACCCAATACTGTTGGACAGTTGGAGGTACAATAATAACTCGATTACCCGTTAAAACACCCGTAAACCGATATGAAATCTTATTCTGCTCTGCCGTTGAAAGCGTATAGTTTCCTGATCCGGCTACAGCGATAGAGGTATAATTAAACGCAAAATTAACATTTTGACCAAAGCCAATTGTGTAATAGGCTGTTCCATCGCAAACAATAATACATGAATTTGTTGGAGGAATGTCTTTTGTCAGCCCACCGTCAATAAAATCACTACCGTTTGGATCAATTGTAAGAGTACCCGTTCCTTGGTTTCTAACGCTAATAAACCAATCATTACCGGCAGAGGACGCAATTGGTAAAGCAAGCGTCCCGATACCACCCGTCCAAACAAGCAATTTAGAACGATCTGTATTTCCGGTTGTATAATTTGAGCTAAAAGATGTAACAGGTTGAGATTGATTAAGGGTCGAAGCAATTGCCTTGATGCCATATCCAGCTAATGCACCAGCTGTCGCTGAAGATACGCCAGCACCATATTGAAGGACTTGCCATGCACCATTGGCTGATGTGTTATCAGTAACATAGACTTGCCAAAGAAGACCGGAGCTGACCGACATAATGGTGTTTCCACCAGCATCACAAACAGTAAAGGTTGCAGTCCCAACATTGTTGAATAAAATGGTTTGGCCCTGAGATGCCAAAGCTGCGGATGGCAAAAATATACTATGTCCAGCAACAGTGCAGTTAACGTCAATGATGCTCGCAGCAACATTGGTAGCCGGGACAGTCTCAAGCGGCCATTGAAGCACAACATCTTGGGTGCTTAGATCAACAGCAAAATACAAAACTTGACTTGGATAAATTGTAGAACCGCCAAATACTTCAGTGTAACTCATATCAAGCCTCGGCTCTGGTTGTGCTGCGGTCAACAATGCGCTTCAAATCTTCCTGATTGATCGCAGCGACAGCCTCGGAGTAAAACTGTTTCCAAACAGGGATACGCTCATCATTCTTTAAGAATGGCGTAGCTTCCAGTAGCGCACCGTAAAGAACCAATTGTGGAGCGTATTCAGTGATCCAGTTGGTTTGGTTTGAATCATTAAGTAATGCTGGAAGCTCGTAATACAGGATTTCAATTGGATAGTTTTGATCCGGAGTTGGGCAGATAATCCAATTGTTGTAGTTATAATCAGCGTAAAATTTGGGTTGACCCGTTTGAGATTCATCAGGCCAATAGTTTCTGACGTACTCATAACTACGTGGAAAAATTGGAGTACGGGTAGCATTCCCCGTTCCAGTACCAAAGTTAAGCGAAATGGTTGTGCGCCAACGATCAGGCTTTGGATATACAGATACGCCAGCTTCAAGGCTTGTTGTTACCGCAACAATAAAACCTTCAATCTTTAAATCAGCAATGATGCGGCGTTCAGCCAGCGTAATAAGGCGCGGTATTTGCTGATAGACAATTGGATCAACCGCAGCCGAAGCTCCGCGCTCCAGATAATTCTGGATGTCGGTTTGAAGCTCGTTGAAGGTCATTCCAGTCTGAGAGGTCGCCATTTACCTATCCGGTCATGCTAATTGCGGTTTTCTCAACCGATGCTACTCGGTTCCCCCACGTTATACCATATCTATTCCAATCTGGCAGTCCCTGCAAAAAGGTAAGACGATAGTTACAGAGCTTACGAATCAGATCGCGGTCATCAGCAGATTTAACTGCTTGCATGGTTTGAACGCCTATAACCCCATCAGCCGTAATTCCAAGGATCATTTGCAAAAACCGAATAGCACGACCAACACCAGAGTTTACCGATAAATCATACAAGGCATAATCCAAACCTTCAGGAAGCTCGCTACAGCGACAAGAAGCCCAGAAGTTTTTCTTATACAACGGTTTAATGTCGTCAGGGGTCAAAGCCTTCATATCGTCATGCGTTACTTGATGACCAACCCATGCTTCCCAAGTTGCTTGGGTTACGCCCATATTGGTACACCCCTGACGACCATCAGAAAGGCGGTTACCTTTATCATGCGGGTCGTCCTGAAAACCACCTTCGGTCTTTAGGACGATATTAAAACATTGGTCAAAGTTGTCACTCATAGCATTGGTGTCGATTTGTAAATCATCTCATCTTTTCTTTGTGATCCGGAAGATGAACCAAAAAAGAAAGACAAAACAAGAATTACACCATCACGAAGCGTTGTCAGAAGCTCCGAAACCGAAGGGTCATTTATAGTAGACCAGCCAGCCATCTTTAATCCAGTGATGACAGCAAACCCACCAACAATCAAAACTGCTAAAACCCGGGGAATCCAGTCCCGGGTTTCAATTTGCATATGACGGGCGCTATCCCGATCTTGTTCAGCAATCTGCTCAAGATTAATGTCTAATTGCTTCATTTGGACTTTGAAGTCCGCATCAATCTTTTTAAGCGCAGAAAGCTGATCTGGAGTAGCGTTTAGAAGGGCAGCCTGAATATCATCAGTGGTCCCATCTTGATGACCAAATAATGCACCAGAAATAGCACGGGTAGCCATACCAGCCAAAGGACCACCAAGAGCAGTAGCAATAGTTGGAGCAATAGTTTCAATTAAACCACCGAGCTTGTTCCAGTCCATTACTCATGTTCCTCTTCAGCGTGAGATGTAGAGACAGCAGCCGCTTGGAGTTGAGCCATTGCTTCTGATTCAATGCGCTTAATCAATACCATTGAGGAGCGAGCTGGCTTATCAAGCAAAGCATCAAGGATAAAGTTAACTTCTTCGACAGAAAAAGTATAATTTACAGTAGGTTGCATCTTTCTCTCCATTATTTGAAAAAACTTTTGATATTGGACCAAAAGCCAATTACCCCCATCAACGCACTTCCAATAGCCACGCCAATACCTCCGACGGCAACCATTGCTTTCCAAGAACCTTCTGCGTTGTGAAGAATCCTTAACATTTCTTTTTGGTCAAGTCTAATTTGAGATACATCAGCTTCTAGCCGATCAACTCTAGCCATTAAGCCGCCGATGGCAACACTCTCTTCATCCATGTTAACCTCTAATTATGGGAAAGTGTTTCCAGTACCCCAAAGAACAAGAACAGCACCTTGAGCGCCACTTCCTGCCGTACTGCCATAAGCACCACCGCCGCCGTAGTTACCGCCAGAACCGCCGGTACTACCAGCACCCGTAGTTCCGCTTGCGCCAGATGACCCACCACCGCCACCACCTTGAAGGGTAGCACCACCAGAACCATTAGACCCTTGTTTTAATGGAAGAACGCCATTTATTGTTGCCGAAGTTGCTGTTTGAGCCGGGGATACCGTATACGTGCCAGTGCCGCCAGTACCAGTTCCCAAAGCTGTGATTACAGTTCCAGCCGCAATATTGACTCCTGAAATATATGAACCAACAGCTAGTGTACCGGATGTTACCGCAGAAACGGTTAAGGTTGTTGATGAGGTCGGTATTGAACCAGTTCCGACAAACGCTGTTGCAACACCAATACCACCACCACCGCCACTGGTAGATGTTCCGCCGCCACCGCCGCCGCCGCCGCCGCCAGAACCCGCAAAGCCGGTTGTATTTCCAACGCCACCAGAATTACCGCCAGCGCCAGAAAAACCGCCCGCTCCGCCGCCGCCTGTATTAGTATATACAGCCGCAGAGCCACCCGCTCCGCCCCCATAAGTGCCATAAGTTGTTTTAGGCAAACTTGCGCCGCCACGGCTTATGCCAGACGAGTTTCCTGTGGTTCCTCCGCCTCCGCCCTCACCTACAGCAACAGTAACAGCCGCTGTCATGGATTGTGATGCAAAAGTTCCACCAATTGAAACAACCCAAGACGTACCTGAACCGCTCACGATAGTTCCAAGATAAACTTGTCCACCACTAGTAAATGGAGCGGAAAATATGGATGTTCCAACTGCAAAGGATTGTGAAACAGATGTGGTTAAAGTTGTGGAAGAACAGGACGCTGTAAAGGTTGTCAGTGACGAAGTTGTCGCAAAATAACTGCAACCACCGGGCGCACCCGTAGCAGGACCAGTTCCCAATTGCCCGACATAAAGAGCATAGCTATTTCCGGGAGTGACAGGGAAAGCATTGACCCAAGCATTTCCGCCGCCGCCACCGCCGGGGTTATTTGTGGTAGCCCTACCACCACCACCGCCACCAAGCGTTAACACAGAAATAGATGTCACACCCGTAGGAGCCGTAAATGTACCCGCACCAGTAGTCGTAAACAATTGCGCCCCACTTGGGATGGAGGTAGCATTGAAAGCGGATAATACGGAAATTACAGAAGTCATTACGTTAGCCCTGCACCAGAAATAACGAATGTATTGGATGCTGTGCAGATAACCGTTGCTACGCCGTTTTGGGCAAGTGTGCGATTACCTGTTGTGGCAGTTCCAGCAAGAGTCATTGTAACTGATGTCCCCTGTGTAATTGTTTGGGAAGAACCAGAGTTATTGTAAATTGCAATATTTTGACCAGCGGTAAAAATGGAAGCGGGGACCGTAACACCACCCGTGGTAATGCTAATTAGTTTACCGTTGTCAGTCGCAACAAGCACATATGCAGATGACTGGCTGTTTAGCACGATGGTACGCAAGTTACCCACCGAATCACTAACTGCTGCCGCACCTGTTACGTTTTGCGAAGCATCCAATGTCAATGCAACAGAACCATTAGTGGCAATAGCCGCCGATGTTCCAGTCGGAAAATACAAACCCGTGTTGGAGTTGGTTGTGTTTGTGTCTGCTGGTGCGGCTGCCGAACCAAGGGGAACTGCTATACCAGATGTGCCATTGATGGTTACGGGCATTTTATTTAGCCTCCAGTGCGGCAATACGGTTGGTTAGTGCTGTAATAGTTGCCTGTTGTTCTTGAATGGCGGCAACAAGATGTACAACAACTTTGCTGTAATCTACACCTTGATAAACAGGTTTCCCATCTGCATCTACGGCATCTTTTTCGCCCGTGACAGCATAGGGAATAACTGCTTGCAACTCATGGGCAATAAAACCTTCACCTTCAGACTTGTCGCTGATCCAGTCATAGTTAACCGGCTTTAATGCGCTGACCGTTGCAAGGCCAGTCGTCATCGGAGTGACGTTTTCTTTTAGGCGGTAATCTGAACTAGTATTAAAAGATGTAGCAGTTCCGCTGGTTTGGATTGTTCCTATGGTTCCATTGGAATTTGTAAAGATAATACAATTGGTGGCAGTTGAACCTACGCTGTTGCCAACATTTATTCCCGGACGACCACCGTTAACATTTAATACTTGTAAAATAGCATTTGATGCGTTGATGACTGCTGTCGTCCCCACCAGCAGATTGCCGGAGGTGTCGATACGCATGGTTTCACTGCCACTCTGTGTAAACAGAAGGGCAGAAGCGGTTCCATAGTTAATGGTCGAGTCGCCCGTATCAGCGGCGTAAAGGCCAAAGTTCTTACCAGATACGGTATTGTTGAGCTGCACTCTTGTGCTTACGCCAGAACCTGAAAGTGTTAGAAGCCTATTTGGAGCAGTGGTACCAATGCCTACAAGGCCAGATACTGGAACAAGATACGTGTTTCCAGAAGCATCAAGTTGGATATTGGTGCTGGCCGATGACGGCTCTTGAATGACTGTAGTTTTAACTGTAGCAACCATTGGTTATCTCACTCGTAAATATAGTTAAGCGAACCGGCAGTAAATGTGTCGGTTGAAACGGTGGTTAATTGAAACGCAGTAAGGGTTGCACTAAGCGTCACCAAACCAGTACCCCAACGCAAAGCATTGGTGTTAGAAATCATGCTGTTTCCAACCCAAGTATTTGATCCAAAATAAGTGAAAACAATAACACCGTTAATTGCTGCGCCGCCATTGTTATTATTAATCATAAAGCCAGTGCTATAGCCAGTTTGAACACCGGCATTTTGGTTTTGAACGCCACCTGTATAACCAGAAGTTGTATAAGTTGGTGTTGCGCCAGTGCCAAGTTGGACTATCGTGTTTGAAGTGCTGCTTGTTGTAATGCCGTTAAACATAACGGTAATGCGTCTTACCCACGATGGGATACCTGTAACCGGCATTGTCGTTGTGGATGTAAATGGAACGGAAGTACCCAACACAAGATTGGTGCTAACACCTTGAATTGCCGCCGTTCCTGTCCCGGCGGGTAGCGTTACTGTGCCAGATGCCGTGGCTGACGGCTGAAGTGTCGTTGAGCCAGAAGAAGACCCATTTAAAACAATGTTGCTAAAAGATGCCGCACCACCCGAAGTTAACAAAACTGTTCCCGTGGAAGCCGGGAATGTAATAGTGTTTGTCCCAGCCACCGCTGTTGGTGCTAGGGTAATTTGCCCAGAAGTTGCTCCATTAAGAATTACGTTTCCCATATCAAATCACCGTCCAAGTTGAAGATGCCGGAATTGTAACAATGGCTGTTGATGCAACTGTAATAGGGCCAAACGTGCCAGCATTAGTATTCGCTGGAATTGTATAGCTTGAGTTAACAGTCTGACCATTCTGGAAAAAAACTTGATCCAACCCACTGCCTGTTGGCTGTGGTGTATTTCCAGATGGGACTGTTCCAAGAATGCCCGTAAATGACATGAAAGGTTCCTATTAAGTAATGTTAAGAACTGAAGCAATAACGTCAGCAGAAGAGGCAAGTGCTGCCGTCCCAGCAACTGTCTGAGCGCCCGTTGTCGAGCTGGCAAATGAAACCGATGTCGTTGTTGATGCTGTAACCGTATAAGTTCCATTATATCCAGATGGAGTTACACCAGCAATTACAACTGACGAGCCAACCGAAGGGGCTGCTGCCTGAGCGGCAAAAGAAATGGTTGCTGTCGAACCTGTTCCACTAGCTGCTGTAGTTGCCACAGTATTTGTACCAGCCGTTGCAACAACCAAAGCATCGCTTGTGGTAAGAACTAATTTCTGATCGCCACCTACTGCAACAAACGTGGTTCCTACTCCAATTGGAGCGCCGCGAGCTACATAGTAATTTACTGATGCACGGGTAACATAAATGTCAGTTGTGATTGCAGCGCTTGACGTATTGGATACCGTAAGTCCGATAACCGTAGTTTGGGTAGCTGATGCAACCGTAACAAGTGATGCCGGAGTTGTTCCGACGTTCTTTGCTACATAGGAAGTGAAGGTATTTGCCATCTAAGTAGTTCCTTGTTTGAAGAGATATTACCCTAAAGCGATTGACAATGCTACTGCCGTTCCAGCTGGATCGACTTGTAAATTAGTTTGAGCAGCAGAAACTGTGGTAGCTCCTGTACCACCGTTAGCCAAAGCAAGAGTTCCTGCAACGGTAACAGCCCCGGTTGTAGCTGTAGATGGTGTTAAGCCAGTTGCTCCAAACGAAATTGAAGATACGTTAGAAACCGATGCCCAAGAAGGCACACCGGCAGCAAGTGTGAGAACTGAACCATTTGACCCAGCAGTTAACTTAGAAAGAGTATTTGCAGCCGAAGCATACAAAATATCGCCTGTTGCGTAGGTTGTTTGTCCAGTCCCACCGTAAGTTGGTCCAATAGCAGTTCCATTCCATACGCCAGTTCCAATTGTGCCAATAGATGTCAAGCTGGAAAGCGTAGTGACTGCTGTATTAACTAAAGTTCCAGATGTTGGAAGTGTGACGTTAGTCGCGCCAGTAACTGTAAGCGTAGTAGCAAAAGCACCTGACGTTGCAAAATTTCCACCCAAAGTTATGGTGGATGAACCATTATTGATGCCTGTGCCGCCATAAATTGAACCAATTACAGAACCGTTCCACGTTGCCGATGTTATTGAGCCGGGATACGAAAAGGTATTGGTTGACCAAGATACGTTTGAAGGAGCGCCAAAATGATAATCCCACGTTCCGGAAGCAACCGAATTAGTCAAAAGTATTACTGAGACAAACCCGCCCGATGGAACCGAAACAACCAACGTGCTTGAATTGTTATTGACGGTTATCGCACCAGATGTTTGATTGTTGTTAAACGTAAATAATGCTCCAACAGGCAGGGTGGTTGCATCAGGTAATGTAAATGTTTGACCGCCTGACCCCGTGACAACCCTATTTGGTGTTGATGAAGCCGTTAAAGTAATTACAGTTGTAGCAGCAGCGTTGGTAAATCCTTGGAACAAAGCATTCGCTGTGATGTTAGAATTAGCATCCTTAACCACAATTCCATTTGCAGCATTGGTTGCATTTCCAAGGGCTGTGAGTACACCCGTTCCAGTTGTCGTCGTAGCTGGAGCCGCCCCAGCTCCGCCACCAATCATAAGCGCATTAGCAGCTAAAGCCGCAGATGAAGCCCATGTTGTTCCAGAGCTAAAATATGGAACGCCACCAGATGTGCCAGCAACAGTCAACGCAAGCGTTCCCGATGTCGTAATTGGCGATCCGCTAACAGAAATTAATCCACCAGTAAAAGATTGCGCTACTGATGTAACCGTTCCACTGGAGATTGTTGCCCAAGTTCCATCACCACGAAGATAGTTGGAGCTAGATGGTGTGCCTGTGACAGCGCCCGGCAATGCTGTAACCGAGCTAATAAGCGTTCCAGACGTAGGAAGTGTTACGCTTGTCGTCGCTGTTGCTGCAATAGTTTGGGCAAACCCACCAGAATGGTTTACGTTTCCAGAAACCGTAATGGTATTTGAACCGTTGTTAACTCCAGTTCCGCCATAAGTTGGTCCAATAAGAGTACCATTCCAAGTGCCAGTGCCAATAGTTCCAACGCTGGTTAAAGAAGATGAAACAACTGTTGAATTGAGAGTTGTGCCAGTTAAAGTACCAGCTGGAGCTATTACAGCATTTGTAGAAGCTAATGTTAGTTGACCTTGAGCATTAACCGTAAATGATGGAATAGATGTTGAAGAGCCATATGCCCCTGCTGTTACCGCAGTATTAGCTAATGCAATTGTACCAGTTGTGGTAATCGTTCCACCCGAAAGACCAGTACCAGCTGTAATGCTTGTAACCGTTCCACTGCCACTGACAGTTGCCCAAGTGCCATCGCCACGAAGATAGGTAGTAATAGATGGCGTACCTGTTACCGCTCCCGGCAACGCTGTTACTGAACTTATTAAAGTGCCTGATGTTGGTAATGTAACGCTTGTTGTCGCGGTTGCTGCAATCGTTTGAGAAAACGCACCAGAGTGAGTTACGTTTCCAGCAATGGTAATTGTATTAGAGCCGTTGTTAACGCCCGTACCACCATAGGTTCCAGTTAATACTCCAGACGTAATTTGAGAAGCTGGTATGGCAATAGTTGCATTTGCCGCAGCCGTTAACTGTCCTTGAGCATTAACGGTAAATGTTGGGACAACGGATGCTGACCCATAAGAATTAGCGGATACTCCCGTATTGGCAATTGAAATTGTGCCAGAGGATGTAATTGGGCCGCCCGTTAATCCCGTACCAGTAGCAATACTTGTTACAGCAGAAATTGATATTGCTGCCGTCCCAATAGTAGAAATTCTTCCCTGTTGGTCAACGGTAACAACAGGAACAGCCGAAGTAGAGCCATAAGTCCCCGGAGTGACAGATTGATTTGGCATGGCAATTGTAGGGTTGCCAGAAATCCCATCGCCATTGGTAACAGTCAATCCATTACCAGCGGCAATGGAGCGGGAAAGATATGATCCACCCGTAGCATTGACCATAATGCCTGAAGTGCCAAGACCAGCAAGACCAGTCAGGTTGTTGCTTAACGGTTGAGCATCCGTAATGCCATATCCGGCAAGCGTTGTAGGCGTTCCGGTTACGCCGCTGAACGGAACTGAAAATGTCGTGCTTGTTGCGTTGGTAATTTGCCCTTGAGCATTTACAGTTAAGATCGGAACCTGAGTAGACGAGCCATATGTTCCGCTGCTAACGCCCGTGTTTCCAATAGCAAGGGTTACGTTAGAGCCAAGATTCCCGCCGCCAATTAACCCCGTACCAGCATAAATGTTAGTGGTATTAGGAGTCGCAACAGCGCCAACAAAATTTGAAATGGTCGTTTGATATGATGTTCCATTTTGGACAATCATAACCAAATCGGTTCCTACAACCGAAGTTGGAGGCGTAGGAAGACCAGAAATTGGAATTGGGACGAGATTTGAAGGTACGCTCATGGCAATATGTATTCTTCGATGTTTTGTGTGACGATGAAATTATTGTCGTCTTCCGTAACCAAACCTTTGGGAGAAGTGCCAATTGGGACATCTGGACGATAAAACGGAAGGGTTATCTTTTCCGGTTGCCTCGCTGGTAAACGATAAGGGTCTAGCTCGTCTCTATCTTCTAAGCATACACGAAGTCCGGGAGAATTAATATCCGGATACAGATCATCAATCGACATTTTTCTACGGCAGCGGTCGCAGATGCCAATACCAAGAGTGCCTCTGCCAGTCGTATCAAGCCATACGGCCATGATTACCTCGTATACATCGAGATATTGGGAGCCATCATAAATGGCGAATTGTCTCGTTCTTCCATAAATGCCATGCTCATTGCTTCGGCAGCGCGTGGTGCAATACGGTCAGCCATAGCAATATCAACTTCTTTAATTTCAAAGCAAAGACGATTTGCCAACTCCCAAGTTATAGCATCAACCCAGCGTTGTGGTAACTCAATGGTTTCCGTTAATGAGCCAACATCCATAATATGACGCTGCCGCCATGCAACAAACTGAGCAAACTGCGCTTGTTGATCTGGTGTAGGCCATAGACGAGCTACTGGAGCAGCTAACTGACGATCAAGCCAAAATTGCAGCGGGCGACCTTGGAAAGTCTTGTTAGGAAGATTGGTGTAGTCATCTTGGTTAAGACGAGCAATAGGAATTTCGGTTGGGTTGCCAGCTGTTACAAACTCAGCAACACTAAGCGTAGCCCCACCCGTTTCAGACAAGCGCCAATACTGGGCAGTAATGGATGGGTTAATATCGTACCAATTCCAACCATTTTGTGGATAAACCACTGCACCGGGGTTAACTACCGTAACCCAGTTGGTGCTATCATTAGACCATTCAATTTTTAGATTGTATGTGCCAGCAGCATACATATTGACACCAAGCGTAGTCACAAGCGTTGGCTGCAATAGGTTTTGAATAATCCAACCATTTGGAGCTGTTTGAACGCAAGCCGTACTTAAATCGCTATCATCAGCCAAGCTAGGCGAACCGCTGCTGGATGAGATCGAGCCAGTGTATTGATTGATAGTTCTAAGGTTCGTATTGAGAAGATCAATTGTTCCAACAGGTGTGGTAACGTATCCGTTGCCAAGATAGAACGGGAGAATGATTTTCTCAATTGTCCATAGTTGGATACCCCTATTGCATAGGGATGAAATGAGCAAATACAGGCTATCTAGTGCCGTTTGCTGCATTTCTGACGTTACAGTTTCAGGCGGTACTTTGCACCTTCTGAATGCCTGATCCAGAATATTATTGGTGTTAAATACCGTCTGTGAAACTGTACCGCTGGTTGTCATTTCTTCATTGACCTTCCGCCCTTCTTTAACATTTGAGGATTTTTAGATGATCCAATATTTGCTAAAGATGGCGGTGCTTTTGGTTTGGGTGCTGATGGAACAGCCATTGATGATGGCAATGCTGCTGGCTTGGGAGCCTTATACGCTGGAGCCATGCGGACAGGTACTGTAGTAGCCCCACCCCGTGCAAATGCGCTTCCGGGGCGTGACTTAGCAAAGCTAGATGCTGCCTTTGATTTGGCAAGCTCAACGCCCTGTACAGCCTTTGTTACACCTGATGGCTTCTTCATTTTTTGAAGCCTTTTAGCGTTTCAGCCAAACGAGCGCGTTTTGCCAACTTTGGATCAGAAGACTTTTCAGCTTTCTTGATTTTGGACATTGGTATCTTTTCGCCCATTGGAACACCAAGCGAACGATGAAGAGCGCCTTTGTTTTTGGTAGCACCCTTAATCCAGTTGCCACCCTTAGCCATGCCGCCTTTTTTTAGTCCTTGTTCAACTTCATTAGAATAGGCCTCAATATTATCTCCGCGAGCATTGGAAATTTTATCAAATTTATCAGCGTGACTTTTGAAATCATCTGAACCGGGGTTCATTTGATCTAATTCATTTTGTTCGTATTTAGCAGCAGTAGCATCTTTTCCGCTTCTATTTTTTCCGCGAATATATTGTTGAGCGCCGCTTGGCATTTTTTCCATGCGTAACGTACCCGAATCATCATCATCCATGCCATCGCGGGCTGCACCACCACGGGCTTTCATCATAACCTTGCCACCACGCTTGTAGCCAGCACCACCAGTTCCACCAGCTGCGCCAGCACCACCAGCGCCCATGCCTGATGGAGCGCCACCAGACATACCACCCGGAGCAGCTGAAGCCATATCTTGGCCAGCGCTCTGAATACCACCCATGCCACCCGGAGGCATCATTGGAGGCATACCAGCTGATTGCATTGCTGGGCGAGCGCCACCGCCAAATACAGGATGAGCGCCATGGTGCATTTTGTGGGTGTGCTTGAAGTCTTTCATTTTTTTTTCCTCGCAGCTGCTGCGTTATCGACAAGGTTGGGATAAGGACGGCCAGCCTTTTTAGCACTAGCCTTTGCGGAAGATTTTTGAGCAGGAGTTAACGATTTGCTAACTTTTTTAGGGTTTTTTGTTTCCCAAAAAGGTTTTGCCATTTAGCAACTCCATGCTCTTAAAGATTTGTTAATCCGGCTGTTTGGATCATTAGCCGTCTTTGACGATGTTAATTTCTTTTTCATGCCTGTCATTCTAGCACAAAAAGAAGCCTTTCTCCCCTCATCCTTTTTTGATTTAGGATGTGGGGCTGGAGGCTTTAGATTCATTCCTTGTGCTTTGGCAGAGGCACGGCCTTTAGCGTTTAACCCGCCTTTAGGGTTTTTGCCTTCAGACCGCTGCCAAGCTGGAGTTTTAGCCATTACCTACCTCAAGAAGCGGCTGGAATTGGATTTGCATAAATCTTAATGCACTCTAGGACAATCGAGTACATATCGCCAATGGACGCATCCGAAGTGGTGAATGCGATGTTACCCGTTACAGTAGCGGCAGCATTGTTATCAAGGCCACCAAAACTTGAAAAATCCATGAAATAGTTTGTATTTTGAGGAAGCACCCAACTGAATAAATCAGTTGTAGCGTCCCAAAGAATACGCACTTCCATGCCATTCGTTGTTGCCCAAATCTTATTGATCGTTACGCCTGTGCAAGCCTGACCAAATTGGTTGGGGGCAAGGTTGGCAACGATAACTTTATTAACGGCAGTTTCACCCGTACCATCAGAAATGTTTGTAAACTTCTGAATAACAAGGCGGTCGCCGTCAAGAAGTGTTTGCGTTCCGACTAAATCAGCCATTGATGTTCTCCATGTGAAGGAAGGGGGAGACTAAGCTCCCCCAACTCAATTAAGCCGGAACAACACCGATTGCGCCAACCTGAGTTGCATTTGGACCAGCTTGAATAGCAGTCAATCCAAGAGCAATCACAAGACGACGCGAACCATTAGCAGCGTTACCAGACTGAGCGTAAGTACCACGAACGTCACCAGTCGTAGCCGTAGCTGGCGATGTCGTATCAGCTGCAACAAAAGTACCCGCGTTATCGGAAACAACATTGTCCCATCCAGTACGAAGAAGATAGCCAGCGTTGGTAACTGCGTATGGAAGGCCGAACAAGTCAGCAGTACCCACCGAAAGATTACCGGTCAGCGCGGCCGACACGGCAATCTGGGTAATCGTCTTGAAGGTCTTGGTCGTTACTACAGCCGTGATGCCATTAAGCGTTACGGTCTGCGTCTGGGTCTGGCCATAATAGTCAGTACCAGTCAGCGTAACCGTCTGGGTCGTATTACCAGCGTTCGAGGTAACAAGCGAAACGCCACGGGCGTAATCAAGCGTTGCCACGCCCCCCGAAGCCAGAGTACCGTTGATTAGCGCGTTACCAGCTGCGGAAATTGCCTGTGCAGCTGCGATTGCAGTCGAAGTCGAGGCGGCTGGTACGATATCGAAAACGTAAGTGCGGCCAAGTGGGCCTACGCCACGGCCAATTACGCCCGGATTGCCAGCATTGGCCCATCCAGCAGTTTGTGGTCCAGTTGCTGGACCCATCCAGAGATCATCATTTTGTTGTCCCATTGGTCTGCTCCTTGAAAAGTTTGACCGTTTCAGATGTTGTATAATGCAACAAGGGGGTGGATTTTACCACCCCCCTGCCGTAGTTTTTTACAGGCCCGGAGTACCCCAGACACCGCGAGGATCGGTCCATCCAAAGATGTAACGCTCGGTTGCCTTGTAGCGCATCGAGTCAGTTTCAAAGTCACCTTCCATGCTCTTTTCGAGCGGACGGCGCATAAGCAACTTCAGACCTTCTGGAGCGTCAGTCTCAACCCACCATGCGGTGTTCGAGGTAAGACGCGACAGGTTCGTGTGGCCTTCCGACAAAACTCCGGTCGTGGTGATCGGGTTAATGTCGTTGTTATTTGTGCCAGCACGAAGCGCCGACTTCAAAAGAACTTCAGCTTGGAAGTAGTTTGAAGGAGCAGCAACGATCTTCTTTGGCTCAAGACGAATCTTTTTGCCGTTGTTGTCCACTGCTTGACGAATCTGAATCAGAATCTGTTCGAGCGAAGTCTGCGAGAGTGCAGCCGAAGTCGTGAGCTGATTCGAGAACGTCTGACCGTTGGCGATTGGATGAGCCGTGTTAACGAGAGACACGCCATCGCCGCCGTTGTAACCGGACGTAAACGCACGGTTGAGGATGTTTGCACCAAGGGTTTCCTTGGTTTCGATGAGCGAACGAGCAAGATGCTCGGCATAGGTGCGGCCAATCGAGATATGATCGCCGTCCTCGACAAGTACCTTCGTGAGCGCAAATGCCATGCCGTATACCCGGTAGGTATAGCGAGCAAGGAAGAGAACGCCACCGCTCTGGTAGGTTACTGGTGTGCCGTCTGGTAATTCAGGAGCAGCACCAAAGCCGAACAGAACAGGCTCTTCGTGATAGTTACGTGGAATACCACGCTGTTCTTTGAACACGGTAGCCCACTCGTCCTTACGGACATTGTAGATACCATCAAAGGTTTCGTTGAGGATTGGCTCAACAATGGACCTAAAGTCCGTACTCCGCATTGGAAGTGCCATAGTTTATGACTCCTTAGTAAGCAGCAATGTTGGCGACGTTCTGGTGCTGAGAGATTTGAACTTGCACGATTGTGTAAGCATCACCCCAAGCATTGTCGATATAGTTCGACAAACCAACCACGCGAAGCTGCGCGTTGGTGGTTCCAGACGAAACGTCCAAAGCAGTTGTTGACAGACCAAGAGGCGTAGAACCAGTGGCCGAGTTGATGTTGTACTGATTACCAATGTTGGAAATCGACAACGAAGCATTACCTTGAATTTCATAAGTGATGTAAGCATCAGCCGTGAAATATGCGATAATGTTCGTAGCAACAGTCGATGCTGGCCAGAAGTTGCTGACGCGCTGACGACCCGTGTTATCGACGTATTCAACGCCCATAAACGAACCAATTAAACGATCACCAACAGCACCAGCGACAATGTAACCTTCGACCGACCCGGAATCACCGGAGAGGCCATAGCGGCAAGGCTGGTACTGATAGATCGAAGTACCATAACCCGATAGAATTTGGCCAGACATCGGACGTACCGTACCCGTTGCCGAGTAGATAGGGCGAAGGCCAAATGGACTTGCAGAAGAAGACATTCTTCGTTTCCTTTTTGGTTTGGTTAGAGCCTATCGGCTCATTGGGGACCGCAAAGCCGCCAACCCGTCACCCTCGTATATGTCTCCACCTAGCTGCTTGGCTTGGCTACGGATGAAATCCGCAGTATCAGCCAACTTCCCTTCCTCTGCTAAAGGCCGCTCATAGTGGGCTTCATTCATATATGCCTCATAAAGTTTGAGAGGCAGTTTGAAGGCCACCATTTCATTCACCCCGATACAGCCAGCATATTCACCTGTTTTGACCGAAGCGTGATCCCAACCGGGTACTTCGTGAGGTTCAATCGGTACGTATCCAAGGGAGCGACGAGAATGGATAGAGTCGCGGGGATTGGCTGTTGTCAGCCAGCATATGTGGTATCCGTTGATGTTAGGTAGGTCGGGCAAAGCGGATTGAAAAAAACTCTGCCTAAACATTGAAAGACGATCATCATCGCTGACATTTCTGTCCTCGGTTACAATACGATCTTCCATTTCCCGTGAGACGCGGTTTTCACCTTGTCCCTTTTTTAGACGTTCATCATTTGACATAATTTACTCCTTGAGGCTCAACGTGGATTTTGACGGTCGTACTGTTGGAACTGCTTAATGTAACGCTTGCGTTTTTCGGGATCATCCCACACACCAGCGTCTTGCAAAGCCTTTTTCCGTTCAGGGGTCAAATACACTTTATTATCACTTGTAGACGGACGGTTTGAATACTCGCCTCGACCCGTTACAGGTGGGACTGATCTTTTGCGCTCCCGGTCAGAGCCGACTGTCCCCAGCCGCTTCTTCACACGCGCATCAAGTTCTTCCCAATAATCCTCGCTAGAAGGGCTTACACCCTGCCTTTGAGCCTCTTTTGCCCATGCCTCGTCAATTGCGCGGGCAATTGCAGAATCTTCGTCGTCCCCCGAAGGGTTAAACCAAGAGTTTTTCTGCATCCATTGTTGAGCGTGTGTCTCTGTTCTTGGATCGAGAACACTAGACTTTTGCTGCAACTGCGGATTCGATAACCGCTTTTTAAGCTCTTCAGCTTCTCGAGCGGCGTATATGCTTTGTTCTCTGGCTTTTTGAGCAGCAACGGCTTTATCGCCATCGCCAGTCTCGAAAGCCTCCTTCAAGTCACGCTCTGCTTTGGCAATCTGTGCCATCGCGTAATTGTACCGCTGATCGGCGGTCTGAGCATCCGATTGGATATTGCGGGTTTCAAGAGCAGCTAACCGTTCTTTAGCTTCCAGCAATTCCCGAAGAAGGTGGGCGTTTTCTTCCCGAGTCTTCTTCATGTTTTCTTTTTGACGCTGCTTTTGCCGTTTCCGGCGAAGCTGACGGGCGTTTATCTCTTCGCCATCATCACCTTCTTCTTGCGCGTCACGCTGGTCAGATTCGAGGCGATCATCATCACCATCGTGATCTTCATCATCATGCCCTTCCTCAAGCTCGATGACTTCCATATCGTCTTCGTCGTCTTCGACAATTCTTGACTTTTCATTCATGGCGCGATCCTATCAGATATACGCTTGGACGGAAAGAGGGTCCGTCGTCACGTTGCCAATGATGTCAAGATCGTTGAAAATTACAAATTCAACCTTCTCTCCCTTAGTGCCGGGGATTTCCCGCCGCCATCTTGAGCCACCATACTTTGAAACGAATACAAAGTCACCTTCTTTGTACCACGCCCCTTCAGGCCAAAGCTCCATCGTGTTGCGGTTCCTGAAAGACAACGGCCCAGTAGCTATAACTTTTGCCACTTGCGTGTTGTCTTGCTCCGCATCTTTCGTGTAGTCCGAAAGAATAATGCTTCCAATTTTAGACTTAGGTCTACGTATCTGTACCAAAACCCTTGATCCCGTTGGCTTGATGCCAAAGTCCATCTCAGGAAATGCTTCATTAATCTCTGATAATGAAGGTGTCACCACGGCGCTTGTAACCATGATCGTCGTCCTCGCTCTCTTTATTCAAAGCCATTTCGATTGTCTCAACGGCTTTCATCAATCCGGAATAATGTCCGGTCACACGCCCATACTCAAAGGCATCTCGGTCGGCAGGGTGTGCCATCGCGCTTTCGGCAAATTCTCTTTGCTCTTTCTTTAGCGCGATTAACACCCGCTCGATTAGTGGGAAATCAGCAAGCCTTACCACCGCGCTTTAGTCCTTTCATAGACTTCTGGCGGTCATGTTTATCATCCATAGAGGATGCTTCCCAAGCCTTCATGGACATACCATGCTTCTTGGCCAACTTCTTGTCTTGAGCTTCGTCTTTTGCAGAACCTTCAAAAGCCATGCCGCCCTTTTTGAAAGGCATGGTTTTCTTGGCTGGCTGTTTAACTTGCTTGTCGCTGCTTTTTAACAAACCACCCATTGCAAAGGCGGTTGTTTTACCTTTTGGCTGTGGGATTGCTTTACCCATTGCCATCATTTTGTGCTGTCTTGTATTTGCGTTAGTCGATTCCATCGCATTTATCCTTTTGCTATGCCTGTACCATTTTTGAGGTTGGTACGATGCCCAGCCTCTAATTCAGACGCAGCAATAAGCATTGCCGTCTGGTTGTCTTCGCGGTTCATTTGTTCCCGCGCCTGAATTTCTAGTTGTTTGTTTTGAGTATCAGAAGCAATCTTCTGTTGATCTGTCTGGGTCTTGGCTTGGTCCGCCATAGCCTTGCGTTGCGTTTCAGCTTGTTGTGCTTGGATTGCAAGTTGAGTAGGATCGGGTTGTGGTGGTTGATACTGCTGCATCAACTGGATTGCTTGCTGGATAATTTGTGGAATTGAACCCAACGTGCGAGCAGCTTCAGCTTCTACATGAGCATCAGCTGATGCAAGCATCCGATCAAATGCCTGATCTACTTCAGCATTTTTAGGGTCCATAAGCATTGTAATATCATGCCCAACTGCGGCAGATGCAATACGAACCGTTTCCGTTACATACCAAAGAGCAATATGATCTTTAATATGGTTTAACATTGGTGGGATTACGACCGGGGCAATTATACGACTGCCACCCAACAATGGATTAGAAATGTAGCTCAAATGAACTTGAATATGAGCCAAGTGATCTTGTTCAGGGAATGCCACAATAGGAGAACCCATTGTTGCAGCCACGTTTTCATTAACAGCATTTAACTTCTGAGGCTCTGGAACCTTTTTCAAAAGGCTTTTTGCATTTGGAATCTTGGTGCGATCAAGAATCATTTCCTCAACTTTACGCAAATCGTAAAGATCAGGCATTGCTTGAGCGCGTTGTTCAACAATCTGGAGCTGGGCAAACCGCTGCACTTCAGAAAAGATGTTAGGGTCAGATACCGGAATAACGTCCATTGGACCGTCAAAGTCCGACCGGCGAACCATTAACTCGCCTGTCTCGTCATAGACATCTACATCATCAAGGTATGTTTTATTAAGACGGTGTAAAACCTTTAAGGTGCGTCCCATTGCGTCATGTAGACGGGCGTGAATGGCGTTAAATACCACCATACCTTGCTCAATAAGGGCAAGCGTTGTTCCGACTGGAAGGCGATCCGGATTGTCCGAGATGTCTTCAAATGTCGTTCTAACTACACCCTTAGCAGCATCAACGAGGAACCCCATAAGGGTAAACAGCGTTTGTGACGGTCCGGGAAACGGCAGCTGCATAAATGTTTTGCGGATGTCGTCGTTATTGGGTGTACCTTCGACCTCAATAACCTGAGTAGGCTGGATGTTAAGGCTTTGACCGCCCCTTGATCCGCCCTTCAACTTCAGTCCCGTTTGTGAGTTTTGAATATGAGCGCTGTCCATAAGCGCACGAAGCGAGCCAGTGATAGCAGCTGATAGTCCACCAATCATATGGACAATGCCGATTGGGTATGCACCGCGCCAAGGAACAAACGGGAACTCGACAATCCAGTCAAGCGCAACACGGCGCTTATCGTCCATGTCCCAGTTGCGGTAAACGGCTAGAATTTCTTTTGATGCGCGGTCAATTGTGATGATGTACGGCGCAACTTCACCGTCGGTCTGGTCGTCTTCTTCAATTTCGCACTCGGCGTAAATTTCATATATTTCACGAAGGCCGTCATCATCATAGTAATCAAATTGCTCACGGCCTTCAATTTTGTCATTGGCTTTTTCCGCTTTGGTTTGTTCTGGT